CCAACCCTCTCCCATCAAGGGAGAGGGAGGAAAAGGATGACTCCCGAAGAGGCGCGCCGGCATATCCTCCGGGCGCTGGAGTCCGCCCCCTACGGGGAGCGGACCGCCATCGCGGAAAAGCTGGCCTCGGAGTTTGGCCGGCACCGGAGCTGGGTCTACCGCCAGGCGGTAAAGGCCGGGCTCGACCTGGCCAAGAGAAAAGAGCCGACGGAGGGACAGATCGCCGTCGGAAAGGCGCTTGAGAGAGCATTACATGGGGAAAAAGCGGAATTAGTAAAAAAACTTACAGAAGAAAAGGCCCGGCACCGCAGCACAATATACCGCCAGGCCGCCAGAGGGAGCGATCTTTACGGCTGGCACAAGTCGCGCCGGCATATCAACATCGACAAGGACACCCTCCTGACCATCGCCCAGATGATCCACGGCTCCAAGCGCAAGGGGCGGCGGATGGTGATGGGAGTCGAGGATGCCGTGGAGATCCTGCAAAACCACGGGGCAGAAATCACGCTCGGAGTCCGGCAGATCCAGCGGCTGCTCCACCGGCTGCGCCTCTCCCGGCGCCAGATGCAGGACGCGATTGACAACTCCCCCCACGTCCGGCTGGCCAGCCTGCACCCCAACCACGTCCACCAGTTCGACATCTCCCCGGCGATAAAATGGTATTTCAGCAAGACCGGCCGCCTCTCTGATCGGGACACAAAAACAGATTTCTATATCAAAAAACCGAACAGCTTCAAGAAAATCCGGAGGCATATTCTCCGGTTTATCCTGGTTGACCATTTCACCGGGGCCGCCTATGTCCGCTATTTCTACGAGGCGGGCGAGCGGGCGGTGGACGTGGTCCGCTTCTGGTGGGAGGCCTGGGCGGACAAGGAGGAGGTCTTCGGATATCACTGGAAAGACTACCTCGGCAAGCCCCGCCAGCCCGGCCCGCACAAGTTTCCCTTCCGGGGGATCCCCGAGCTTCTGATTCTCGACAAAGGCTCCGCCGGGATGGCCAACATGGCCCAGTCTTTTCTCGACGGCCTGGGCGTCCCCAGCGACCCCCACCTGCCCGGCAACCCCCGGGCCAAGGGCTCCGTCGAGGGCTTCATGAATATCTGGGAGCAGAAGTTTGAAAGCCGCCTGCGCCTCTATCCCTGCGAGACCCTGGAGGACCTGAACCGCCTGGCCCTGATCTACTGCGTTTATTTCAACGCGTCGAAGATCCACCACCGCCACGGCCGGACCCGGATGGCACTTTGGAGCACTATCCGCTCCGAGCACCTCAAGGTCCCCCCATCGTGGGAGATCTGCCGCCGGCTGGCCCATTCCAAGCCAATCGAAAAGCGGGTCAAGAAGGACGGGACCTTCCGCTTCGGCGGGCGGCTTTATTTCCTCGGTGACACCGATATCTGGGGGGCGGTCGGCCAGGTCCGGCACAACCCCTGGGAGCACCCCGCGGTCGACTTTCTCTACCAGGGGCAGATCTGGAAAGCCGTTCCCCTGGCCGTCAACGAGGCCGGCTTCCCGGAGAATGCCGTTGTCTACGGCGAATACCGCCAGCCCAAACATACCCGGACGCAGAAACAGATCGCCCAGTTTAAGGGCCGGCCCCTGCCCGAGTTCAGCCGCGAGGCCGACCTCGAGGCCCTGGCCGAGCGGGCCGAGCCCTACGAGCACATCAAGCGCCCCGGCGACCTGCTCGAGGTGCCGGACGACCGGGCCGGGGCCCTGGTCTCCCGGACCCAGGCCATGAGCCAGGCGGCCGACGAGCTGGGGCGCAACATCACCCCGGCCGAGTTCCAGCGGATCTGCGACGGGTTTCCCGAGCAGGTGACCGAGGCCCAGATCAAACAAATGGTTGATTTTCTCGCGGCCCAGGAGGAAGAGGAGGCCGCGGTGGGAATTTAATGATTGCGGATTTCGGATTGCGGATTGCGGATTTTTAAAAGTCCAACCCGCATCCAGAGAGGAGGGTGAAAAAAATGGCAGAGGCGGCGCGGAAACTAAAGGACCCGCCGGTCCGAGACACCAAGCTCAAATGGTGGCTCCGGGCCCGGGGGATCCGGGCGGAGGACCTGGCCCAGGCACTCGGGAGGGCGAGGTCGATCGTGGTCAACCTTTTAAATGGACGGGGCAAATGGCCGAGCTGGGGATTTCGGGACGAAAAGCTGCTCCGGGATTTTCTCAAGCGGCACAAGCTCGACCGCAAGGCTGCCCTGGAGCCGGCCACCGAGGAGGAAATCTCGGCGGCCCAGGAGGAAATGACCATTCGCGGCTTCACCCACTGGGCGGCATTTAAAGTCAACGGAATAGTTGACCGGCGGGTGAATCCAAAAAGGGAGGCAAAGGTGCGGGGAAAAAAGAAAACCGGAAGGGAGGTAGAACCAGAGATGCTGTCTTTCGAGGCGATAAATCATTTTCGGCTTAAAGCCGATCCATTCACCAACGAGATCCGGGGGAAGTCGGACGTTTTCTTCAACGAGGAAAACACCACGATCAAGCAGGCCATCCTCGGGGCCGCGAAAAACCAGGGCCTCCTGGCCCTGATCGGCGAGGTCGGCTCGGGGAAGTCGACCATCCTCCAGGCCGCCCTGGGATCGCTCAACGGCGACGACTCGATCCAGGTGATCTTTCCCCAGGCGGTGGCCAAGGAGCGGCTGACCGCGGTGCAGATCACCGAGGCCATCGTCCGGGACCTCAATCCCACCGCCGTCCCCCGGGCCGCGGTCGAGGCCCGGAGCCGCCAGGTCCGGGAGCTGCTGGAGGCCCGCGCCGGCGAGGGCGGGACCGCGGTTTTGATCCTGGAGGAGGCCCACGCCCTGCCGATCACCACCATCCGCCAGCTCAAGCGCTTTTACGAGCTGACCCAGGCCCGGGGTTACCGCAAGCTCCTGGGGATCATCATGGTCGGCCAGCCCGAGCTGGAGGCCAAGTTCCGGAGCCACGAGATCCGCGAGGTGGCAAAGCGAGTCCGGGTGGTCAAGTTCGTCGGCCTCCCCAAGCGCAACGGGATCCAGAAATACCTCGAATTCAAGCTCAGCCGGGCCGGGGGCGACGCGGGCCGGATTTTCGACGGTGACGTTTACAGCCTGCTCTCCCGGGTCCGCTGGGCCGGCAACCCCCTCGACCTCAACAACATTGTCATCCGGGCCATGAACCAGGCGGTCCGGATAGGATCTCCCAAGATCACCCGGGAGATCATCGGCTCCATTCCCAACGTCGAGCTGGCGGAAAGGGGCGAAACCCGTGAATAAATACCAGCGGATAATCAAGCGGGAGGCCGGGAAATACGGCCTGGACCCGGGCCTGATCCGGGCCCAGATCACCCAGGAGAGCGCCTGGGACCCCCGGGCCGAGTCTCACTGCGGGGCCCGGGGGCTGATGCAGCTCATGCCCGCCACCGCCCTCGAGGTTGCCGAGTGGCTCCACTTGACCAGGGAGCCCGATCTTTTCGACCCCGACACCAACATCCGGCTGGGGGCCGCTTACCTGGCCTACCAGATCAAGTGCTTCCCCGAGATCCCGGACGACCTGGAGCGGGTCAAGTTCGGCCTGGGGGCCTACAACGGCGGCCGGGGCTACATCAACAAGGCGATCAGGCTGGCCCGGGAGGACTGCCGCCGGCTCCCCCTGGTCTCCGCCCGGGACATCGCCGAGCACCGGCACGCCCTCCACCCCCCGGGGTCGCAGTGGTGCCGGGACCTTTACAGCCGCATGGACGCCTGGCAGGTCTGGACGTTTTCCAGCCGCTACCTGGCCGACCCCCGCTGTAAAGTCAAAGGCCGCCGGCCGGACCACAAACAGATCACCGACTACGTCCGCAAAATCATCATCGGCTGGCTGGGGTCGCCCGGGTGGGCGGCGACGCAGACCGGGAGCGGGAGCAACGGCCGGACCCGGACGGCGGGGACGGCGGAGCCGACGATCAACGCCGCCAAGGGGTGCGCCGTCCGTCCCGGGGTGAGCTACGGCCCGGCCCCCTACGGGGTCAAAAACCGCCTCCGGCTGGAGGCGATATCCCGCGGGAGGCGTGGCAATGAACATCCGGACCCAACTGCTCATCCTTTATATATTGGCCGGCGCCGTTATGGCCGGCCTCTGGATATTCTCCAAGCTGATCACGGGGGGCTTTTAAATTGCGGGTCAAAGTCAGATGTCCCAAGTGCGGGGATACATTCGAGACCGAGGACCTCAACAGCCGGGGCACGGAGCTCGACCGGCTCTTTAATGAGTACCTGGACCTCTTCCGCCCCCGGCGGGAGTCAAAACCTCCCTCCGGGGAGAAGCGCCTCCGGCTCCAGCGGGAGATCATAAACCTTTTCCGGAGCGGGGCTTTTATCTATTACGGGAGGCCGTACCCGGTTTCGACGGACGAGATAAAGGCGGCCCTGAAGGAGGTCTGCAATCGGGAGCCCATCGGCCTGGTCAACCACAACTATTTAAAAAAGGTGATGATCACGATGGTTGAAAAAGCTCCCCCGAGCAAGACTCGGGGGCTACCCATGACTCGGGGCTACCCGGGGAGGGTTGGGGAGAGGGGGGGATTGTCAGAAGATCCGGATCCCGGCCGGCTCCGGCTCCGGAGGGAGCGGGACGGGAGCGCCCTGATGGACGGACCGACCCCGCTCGGGGAGCTGAAAACAATTCAAACGCAAAGGAGAGAGAAATGAAAAAGCTGGAAGTCAGAAACTGGGATGAGGCCGACGCGGCCCTGCACATGATCGGCCGGATCCAGGTCGAGCGCCAGGGGCTGGAGGCCAACCTCAACACCAAGGTCCAAAACCTGCGGGAGAATTTCCAGGACCTGACCCGGGACGGCATCGAGGAGGAAAAGGCCCTGGCCAAGGCCCTGGAGAAGTTCGTCAAGGCCAACCAGGCTGACCTGGACGGCCGGAGCAGAAAGCTCCTCTGGGGCACGGTCGCCCTGCGACTCACCCCGCCGAAGCTGGTGGTCCGGAGCGTCAAAAATACCCTGGCCAAGCTCAATGAGCTGGGCGGGAAGTGGCGGGCCTACATCCGGGTCAAGGAGGAAATTGATAAGGACTCCCTGGAGGAGCTCTCCGACGGCGAGCTCAAGCAGGTGGGTCTCTCCCGGAGCCAGTCTGAAAAGTTTTACGCCGAGCCGGACCTGGAAAAGATCCTAAACGCGGGGGCGAAAAGATGACGGAAGTCGACGACATCAAGGGAATCGACGCCGCCGTGAACGAAGGGGCCAAGGTCGTCCTGCTCTTTTCTCACGAGCATTGCGCCGCCTGCCCCCAGGTGGAGGCCCACCTGGAGGAAAACCGGCCGGCGGCCGAGGACATGGGCTGGCAGGTCTGCAAGCTCAACGTGATCCGCCTCCAGCCCCTGCCCGACTGGCATGTGACCTCGGTCCCCGCGGTCCTGATCTTCGCAGGGGGCGGCGTCGCCCGGGCCTGGCGCCGGAGTGAGGGGAGCATCCTTCGGGCTCTGGCGGAGGTGGACGACGGGTGAACCAGGGCGAGTTGTCATTTTTCCCCGACCTGTCCTGGGAGGAGCAAAAAGTCTCCCGGTTGATCCGGTGCCACGTCGGCCGGGATAAGGCTATCTCTGTCCGGGATCTGGCCCTCAAGACCGGCCTGGAGGAGAAGCGGGTCCGGGAGGTGGTCCGTGAGCTCATAATCCGCCACGGCGAGCCGATCGGCTCCACGCCGGGATCCCCGCCGGGGTATTACATCCTAAGCTCCCAGGACGAAATCAACCGGGCCTACAAGAGCCTGGTAGACAGGGGCAAGGCGATAATCTTTCGGGCCTCGCGCCTGCGGCAGTTTTCGGTGGACGAGGTCCTGGGCCAGATCAAATTGGAGTTTGAAAACAACACCCCCTCTCCCTTGCCCTCTCCCCGCACCCCCGAGCAAGACTCGGGGGCTACCCGGGGAGAGGGCCTGTCCCGAGCGGAGTCGAGGGGCAGGGGTGAGGGGCATCAAGGGAGGGGATGATGGCGACAAGGATGATAGTTGATAGCGATGGTACTATTTTTAAACCAATAAGCCATCCTGATAACGGCAACGGATGGCATTTTCCGGGCGACCGGCCGATAACCGGCGCCGACATTGACCGGTCCATCCGCCGGCTGGGTAAAGGCCAGGGGCTCCCCGTCCTGATCCTGAAAACGGGGAAGGTCCCCGCGTGGAAGCTGGCCGCCCTGGCGGCAGGCTTCACCTCGGCGGGGTTTGTCCTGGGGGCGGTCATGGCAAGAGTCATTATATAAAGGATGATATAAAGGATGATGAATCCGCAATCCGCAAAGGATTCCCCCGAGCAAGACTCGGGGGCTACCCTTGGATCGGGGGCTACCCTTGGATCGGGGGCTACCCTTGGATCGGGGGCTACCCTTGGATCGGGGGCTACCCCGCCGGGCCGCGATCGGAAGGTCAACGCTCATATCTGGTACGTCGCCGGGAAGCTCGGGCTCACTAACGCCCAGGTAACGGATATCAACCGCTACCTCAACAACTGCCGGGTCAGCCAGAACACGCCGGCCAAGGACGCTAAGCTCCTGGCCGACCTGAAAAAGCGGCGGCGGCCGCGGAAGCGCTACCACCGCAAGCTGAAATTTAACGAGCAGATCACCCCCGCCCAGGAGACGATGATCAACGCCCTGGCCGCAGACCTAAATCTCTCCCTGCCGCACCGCCAGGGCGTGGTCCGCCGGGCCTGCGGCCGGGCCTGGCCCCAGTCCAAAGGCGAAGCCGACCAGGTGATCGCGGCGCTGAAATCAATGCTCCGCCGCCGAGAGCAGAAGGCAAGTCAATAAGTTGAGAAGTAAATAAGGGATGAACCAGAATCCGCAATTCGAAGTTAAGTTGATCAGCCCCCGGGTGTTTTACGAGCGCCTGGTCAAGCAGATCGGCTCCCCGCCGTCCCTGCGAACTATTTACCGTCTGATCGACGAAGGAAAGATCAGGTCGGTCCGCCTCTCCCCCCGGATCATCCGGATCCCGGAGGACGAGGTGGTGAGATATCTCGGTGCAGAGCCCAGGTAAATTTTTTTAGCCGGGACTTGACAAACGCCCGGACATCTGCCAGGATATAGTTGATGCACACGGGAGCCAAAAACCAGAGATTACCGGGGAGCGAGGGCGGCGAAAGCCGACGGCCTCACTCCCGTGTGCCCGGCGAGTACCCGCCCTCAGCCCCCGGAAAACACGGGAGGAAAAATGGCATGGGAACCGACAGAGTGGGCGTGTGGCCACACGGGAGCGATGCAGCTGTACGGCAAGCGAGCCGGCCGGGACAGCCGGGTGGCGTATGAGGCAGGCCGCAAGTGCATGGCCTGCTGGCTGATCGAGCGGTGGGAGGCCGAGTCTGATCCCCGAGCCGCGCGGGCCGACAGGATGGATCTTGCTGTATCGATTGCCGCCGGCAAGGGCATCCGCATCAGGATGTGATGCGGCCGGCGGGAAAGGAGGAACAAAATGAAAACGCAATGGATGAGCAAAGGTATGCACGAGCACCCGGCAAAGCACCAAAAGGGTACCTTCGGCCGCGTCGCCCTCTCGCAGGCGGGGGCATACGGCCTGATGCAAGGCAATGTCTGGATGAGCTGCCCCCAGGGGTGGGCGGCGGCGATCCACGCCGCCGAGACCCGCGAGGATCGGGGCTGGAGCCAGGAGTCACTCGCCCACGCGCTGGGAGTTTCCGTCCGCACTCTCGCGCGCTGGGAGTCGGGCGAGGCCCAGCCCTCGCAGCTGGCGCGGGAACAGATCAAAAAACTCCTCGAGGACGCGTAAAAAAATAATTCGGGAATTTTCCCCCAGCCCCGGCATTACCTGCCGGGGTTTTTGTTTTCTTTCCCCAAAAATACCAGAAACTTTTTCTGCCAATTTTGCCAGGAGTGTTAGACATCCGCGCCTCCTGACGGTTTAGTTGGAGGCAAAGAACCTTTAACTGGATTCCCGCGTCGGTGGGAATGACGAAAAGGGCGGAGGTGATTTATGGATTTTATCGTTAATGGGGCTTTATCGGTGGCGGCGGTTTTGATCGCGGCGGGGCTGACCGCCCTGGTCAGCCTGGCCGCCTGGCGGATCTTCAAGTACAAGATCCCCGCTGATAAGGAGGCTACCATCCGCCGGACCCTCCAGAACTTCATCCTCCAGGCGGAGGAGAAATATCTCAAGAGGGAAATCACCGACAAGTTTCACTGGGTCTGGGGCCAGGCCCTGAAAAAGTTCCCCGGCCTGGGGAGCCTCGAGGTCACCGACCTGATCCACCAGGAGATCCCCAAGCTCGCCCCCCTGGGCGTCGGCCTGGCGGGAAAAGACCTGCTAAAAAAAACTCAACTCTCCTTGCCGTTGACCGGACCGGGGTCTGGGGCGGCCTCCGCTACGGGCGGGGGAAATGGAACGCCTCAGCCCTCGGCGGCTACGACTGGAGATTAAACGACTGGAACGTAAAGGGGAGCCTTCAATATGAGTTCTAAAATCGAGGAAATCAAATCCAAGCTGTACGACAAACTCGACGCCTTAGACAAGCTCAAGATCGAGGTCAAGGACCTGCTCAAGGAGCTCCCCCAGAACGGCGACACCGAGGAGAGCGACGACACGATCGACGCCGCGATCAAGATCATCGAGCAGGAGCTCCGCGGGATCACCGCCCCCCAGGAAAAGAAACCTCAGCTAAAGGGCGCAGCCAAGCTGAAAAAGCTGATGCGCCTCTATGCCAAGATCAACACCATCACCCACGAGACCGACGTGGAGGCCCTGCTCCACGCCCGGGGGGATAAAGATGAGTAGACCAAGGGCGCGGAGCGCAGAGCGATGAACGCCCTGGAAGGTTTTTTCGGCTTTGCCCGCGAGATCATCTCCGACCCGAGCGGTTTTTTCATCTTTTCGCTGGGTCTGAATTTTTTTTTCTGTGGTGGATCGTCCGGGAGAAGGTCCGCCGGGACCTGCTCGAGGGGCAGGTCTTTAAGCTCACCGAGCTCCTGGCCAAGATCCTGAGCCGGAAATGAACGGCAGGATAGGGAGATATCTCGACACCATCCGCTACAACGCCCTGCTCCCGCAGGCTGAGCAGGAGCTGGTCCAGTCCAGCCTGGAGATCTTCGAAAAAGAAGTGGAGAAATTAGAGCATGGCTTCATACAGCCCGAGAGCAATCGAGGAGTTTTACCAAGCCTGGGCTCGGCACCGGAAGCTTGACCCCGCCCTGGAGGAGCTCCGGCGGCAGTACCCCTCCCTCTCTCGCCCGACATTAAAGAAATACCGCGACGAGCTGGAGTGGGAGGAGCGGGCGGCCAAGGCCGACGCCTTCGCCCAGCGGCTGGAGCAGGAGGCCAACGACGTCGAGCTGGCCCTGCTCAGCGACCTCAAGGCCCTGGCGGAAAAAAAGTCGGCCCACCTCCGCACCACCAAGTCTCTAGACAACCAGGACCTGTTCGCTTACCTGAAAATCGCCAACCAGATCAGCCAGATCACCAACCGCCGGCGGACGGCAGAGCAGAAGATAGACAAGCCGGCCCTCTTCCTCGAGCTCCTCGAGGTTGAGATTAAATACCTTACCGAGCAGGGAGAGACCGAGCTGGTCGAGGCCCTGGCCCAGCACCTCGACGGAATGGGGAAAGCCATCGAAGCCCAGTTTGGAGGCTAACCGATGGCCGCCCGCCGTCGTCTTACTACCAAGCAATTCAAGAAGGGGATTGACGAGCTCAAGGAGGAGGTCCGTCTCCTTCTCGCGGAGCATACCCAACCTTTTCCGAAAGACGCAAAAGCTCAAAAGAAAAGGATCGAGCGGGCCTCCAAATCCCTCGAGTTTTTTGGCCTGACATACTTCCCCCATTATCTCGAGAAACCCAACTCTGAGCTGCACCGGTATCTCTGCGAGCGGAGCCAGAAGCTGATCGATCACGCGGAGGAGACCGGCGAAGGCGACAAGGAATCCGACGCCGCCCCCCGGGGCAACGCCAAGTCCACCTGGGAGACGCTGATCCTCCCCCTCTGGTGCACGACCTTTAAAAAGCGGCGGTTCATCCTTATTACCAGTGATACGAAGGACCAGGCCGATGACTTCGTCTCGTTCATCCAGTTCGAGCTGGAAATGAACGAGCGGCTGGCCCAGGACTACCCCGACATCTGCATCCCCGGCCGCACCTGGCGGAGGGGAACGCTGATCACGATAAACGGGGTGAAGATCCGGAGCGCGGGGGCCGGCCAGCGGATGCGGGGGATGCGGCACGGCGCGATGAGGCCCGACCTGGTGATCGGGGACGATCTGGAAAACGAGGAGGGCGTCGAATCACCCGAGCAAAGGAAAAAGCTGGAAAACTGGTTTTTTAAAACCCTGATGAAGATAGGGAAGAAATACACGGTCTTTATTGTCGTCGGGACGATTCTCCACTATGACAGCCTCTTAAACCGGCTTCTAAAGCGGCCGGGGTGGAAGGGCCGGAAGTTCCAGTCGGTGCTCAAGTGGTCCGAGTCTCCGCTCTGGGAGGAGTGGGAAAAGATTTTTATCGACATTACCGTCGGGAAAGAGAAGGCAGAGCGGCTGGCGGACGAGTTCTTCGAGCGGAACAGAGAAGAAATGCTCGCCGGGACAAAAGTCCTCTGGCCGGAGGAGGAGGACTATTACTACCTCATGAAAATGAGGATCTCCGACGGCCCGGCTTATTTCGACTCCGAGAAGCAGAACGAGCCGATCAGCCCCGACGAATGCCCGTTCAAGCCGGAAGACTTCCATTTTTGGGAAGAGGGGGACACCCACCTGGCCGACGCGCCCCGCTACGGCGCCCTCGATCCGTCCATGGGAAAGAAGTCCCGGAAAAACGATCCTTACGCCCTGATGATCGGGGATTACGCCCAGGACATCTTGTGGTTGGACATAGCGGACATCGACCGCAAGGACCCCGACTCCGTTCTCGAGGACATTTTCACCTACCATAAAAAGAAGAGCCTTTCAGCGTTTGCGGGTGAAATAATTCAGTTTCAGGAATATTACATCCGCCGGATCGAGCGGATATGCCATGAACGTGGCGAGACCCTCAACGTGGTCACCCTCAAGCCCAACGTTGACAAGGGCCTCCGGATCATGAAGCTCCAGCCGTGGATCCGCAACGGCTGGATCCGGTTCCGGAAGCACCACCGGACCCTCCTGGACCAGCTCAAGTATTGGCCGAAGGCCGACCACGATGACGGCCCGGACGCGCTGGAGATGCTGGTCAGCTTGATCGAGCTCAACCCGGTGTTCAGGTTTGAATACCGCTCCGTCCGGCCCCGGCCGATGAAGGGCGGGGAGAAGCCGGGGAAAAAGTTTTCCATGCGGCCGCCCGACCGGACCGCAAAACGGGCGGGGAGCGCGGACAAATTCAAGGAGTTCTAACATGGCAACGAAGAAAAAGGCGCAGAAAAAAACCTTTGACCACCGCAATAAAAAACCAGCCCCAAAGGGAGCGAGGGTCAAAGGCAGGCGGGAATCGGCCCAGTTCGTCGCGGGGAAAGCCCCCTCGGAAAAAGAGCTGGCCCGGCGGCTGGTTACGGTGGACCAGCGGGACCAGTCCCTGGAACACCCCGTGGCGGGGATGAAGCCCGCTGACCTGGCGGCCATTCTCAGCCGGGCCCAGGACGGCTATGACTGGTACCGTCTCCAGGACTTATATTCGGATATTCAGGTCCGCACCCCGCGCATCGGCGGCAACTGCTCCACCCGCCGCCTGGCAGTCCTCAATCTGCCCTGGACGGTGGAGGCGGCCGACTCCGAAAATTCCCAGGACGAGGAAATCGCCGACGCCTGCAAATCAGCGATTCGCTGGATCGATGGACTGCGCGACTCTCTCGAGCACCTTCTCGAGGGGCCCGCCCGAGGCGTGGCCGCCTGCGAGATTATGTGGGAGCGGTCCGGCAAGCAGCTCGTGCCCGTGGCCTTACCCGAGGTCGCCCACCGCAAGCTGATCTACAACCGCGCCACCGGCGGATTTAATTTCTATACCGACGACCAGCCCAAGACCGGCGTGGAAATGTCCCCCTATAAATTTATCCTCAACCGGGTCAGCCGCGGGGCCGAGACCCTGAAAAAGGGTTTCCTGATGTCCGGCCTCTGGTATGACCTCTTCGGCCGCTACGGAATCAAGGATTGGGTCAGCTTCCTCGACGTCTACGGCTTTCCCCTGCGGGTGGGAAAATATCCCAACAACGCCCGGGACGAGGACATCCAGGTCCTGGTCAAGGCGATCCTGGACCTGGCCTCGGATGCGGGCGCGGTCATCCCCGCCGGCTGCGAGATCGAATTTGTCGAGGCGCAGAAGGCCGGCACCTCCGCGGTATTCAAACAGTTCGTTGAGTTTCTGCTTAACGAGCTGACCATTGTCATCCTCGGCCAGACGCTGACCACTTCCACTGGGGGAACCGGGTCCTACGCCCTGGGCCGGGTGCACGAGAACGTCCGCCAGGACCTGGTCGAGGCCGATGCCCTTCGGCTCATGGACGCGATTGACAGCTACTTGATCGTTCCCTTCGTCGACCTCAATTACGGCCCCCGCTCCGCCCGGAGCGGATATCCCCGTTTTAAAATTGAGTACGAGCCGGCCACCGATGAAAAACTCGAAGCCGACACCAAGGAGGTCCGGGCCCGGACGCTGGAAACCTTACAACGGATGGGGGTGCAGATCGGGAAAAAGCAGGTCCAGCGCGAGTTTGACATTGACGAGGTGGAGGATGACGACGAGGTCCTCGAAGCCCCCGCGTCCCCGGCGGCCGGTCCCCTCGGCTTCGCTGCGGCTCAAAAAAAAACGCTAGACGCCGGGCTTGAGTTTGCCGCTGCGGACCCGATCGATTCTTTCCTCCGGATCGCCCTATCCCGCGGCCGCCGCGCGTTTAATCCGCTGCGCCAGGAGCTTGAGAAAATAATTAGCCAGGGGTCCTTTGACTCGGTAGAGTCCCTTCTCAAATCCGCAATCAACAATCCGCAATCCGAAATGCTTGACGAGTTTGCCGAGTCGATCGCCCTCTCAATCCACTCCGCCCGCCTGGGGGCCAGGGCGGAGATCATCGACTACCTCTCCGGGTTTGAAGAAGTAAAATTCGCCGCCGGGCAATTCGCCCGGTCCGATATTTTCCCGCCGGAGCCCCTGCCCCCGGAGGAGGCGATCAAGTATTTCTCGGGAAAGATCCCGCTCCGGGCCGATGAGTTCTACGCCCTGCTGGACCAGGCCCGCCAGGCCGCCTTTACCGTCAGCGGGATCACCCGGAAGCGGGTCCTGGAAGTGCTCCAGGAGGAGCTGTCCCGGTCCCTTTCCGAAGGGCTGACCCTGGACACCTTCCGCAAGAACGCCGCCGACCAGCTTGTCGGGTTTTCTGATTTTCGGATTGAGACCATTTTCCGGACCAACCTCCAGACCGCTTACAACGCCGGCCGGTGGGAGCAGCTCAAGAGCCCGGAGGTGGCCGAGGCCTTCCCCGCTTACAAGTATGTGACCGCCGGCGACTCTGCCGTCCGGGACGAGCACGCGGCCATGGACGGAAAGGTCTTTGCCGCGGACGATCCGGTCTGGGACACTTGGTGGCCGCCCAACGGTTTTAACTGCCGCTGCCAGGTGGTGCCAGTGCACCGCTCCCAGAGCTACCAGGTCAGCCAGTGGCGCCCCACCGCCCGGCCCGAGGAGGGCTTTCAGTCCAGCCCCTCATCGGCCCTGGCCTCTCTGGCCCGGGGGGAATTGCCAGTTTAGACATTGACGGAATTAAACCAATCATTCATGCTTTAAGTATGATTAATGGGAGAAATTTTAATTACTCAAAGGCCATGCTGGACGCCGAGGACGACGGAGAAGTCCTTCTTGATTGGTTCCGGTCGAAAACAATTACCGTGACGGCGGGAGTAGCGTTTGCATCCTCTATTTTACTCCCTCTTTGCCTCCCAGGGCATAAGGGGGAAATTGAGTGTGAAGCGTTTGATAAAGCCCCCCATTACGAAGTCCGTGTTACAATGCCAAACAGCTTTGGAATACCGGTTGGCGCCACGACTTCAGTAGATTCGACCTCAGGGGCAGAGTTCTCCGAGATTTTCACAATCTAAACAAGGTCCCGCAATAGGCTGAATCTTTCCTCTCTTGAGCCCTTCCCCTCGGTGGGAGGGGGCGGAGGGAGAGGTGTGTTTCGGCTTTCTTTCCCCGAAATCCCCCAAAACTTTCTCTGCCAATTTTGCCAGGAGTGTTAGACATCTTTTCCGTCTCCCGGTTTAGTTGGAAGCGATGGAATTCGAAATCCCCATTTTCATCGCTGGAGAATACCCAGGGAAAATTCCTGTTTCGGTCGAGGACCTGGACACGGTCGTCGCCGATTACGATCCGGCAAGATACAACGCCCCGCTTTGTTTCGGCCACCCGGAAATTGACAGCCCCGCCTGGGGCTGGGTGACCGGTCTCCGCCGTGCGGGCGAGACCCTTCACGCCAAGCTCAAGGGGATCGCTCCCTGGGTCAAGGACGTAGTCAACAAGGGGATGTTTCAGTATGTGAGCCCCCGGTTTTTCCGCCCGGAAGAGTCCCCGACCAAGAAAATTCACCTTCGTCATGTCGGGATGCTGGGGGCGGCGGACCCCGCGGTGCATGGTCTGGAGGGGATGAAGTTTAACCAGCTCACCCCGGAGGAAATCCAGAGCCGGATTAGTGCGGCCTCCGCGGCCGGGGAGAATTTCTGTTTTCAGTTTAGCCAGGACGGCAGCCATTCGTTGAATTTTTATTCGGGAAAAGTCGGGCCCGATCCGGGCCAGAAAATCAAAAATGAGGAGGAAAAACAGATGAAGGAGAAACTGATCAAATTGCTGGGGCTTAAAGAGGCCGCCGACGAGACGGCGGTCTTTTCCGCTATTCAGGCCGCGGTCGAGGCCGGCAAAGCCTCCACCGAGTTTACGGCCGAGCTGTCGAAGGTGCTCGGGTTCAGCGAGACCCCGAAGGAAAGCAGGGAAATCATCGGCCGGATCCACGAGCTGAAGATGGACGGCGCCACTTTCGACAAGACCCAGTTCTCCTCTCTCCAGGACCGGGTGGGGAAAATGGAGGCTGAGGGGTTGGTTAAAAAGTACGAGGACGAGGGGAAGATCATCCCGGCCATCCGGGAGGAGGCCCTTTCCTTCGCCGCCTCGGACCCCGAGCGGTTCCAGAAGTACATGGAAAAGGCCCCGAGGATCGCTCCCGACCCCGGCTCCGTCCAGGACAGGTCGGACGGCCCCGAGAAAAACCAGTCAACCGAGGCCCAGAAGTCATGGTTCGCGGCCGCCGGGTTTGAAGAGGGAAAGGCCGAAGAGCTCCTCGGCTGGAAGAAGCCGGAGAAAAAGCCGGAGGAGAAACAGGCCCAGCAATAGCCCGGAGTAACGGCAGAGGCAAGGCCAGGCCATAGAACAAAAACCAGGAGGGATAGATCATGGCGATGACAAAGGACAGAAACACCCGGGTGATCGGCGTGGGGTGCGAGTTTGACGCCCCGGTTGCCGCTTCCACCAAGCTCTACTCCGGAGGAATCATCCAGGCCATTTCCGGCTATGCCGGGGAGGCCGGCGGGAATAGCCAGCCGATCCTGGGGATATCCCAGGAGCAGAAGGACAACTCCAGCGGGAGCGCGGGGGATAAGGACATCAAACTGATGCGGGGCTGCGCTTTCGGCCCGCTCAAGAACAGTGCCACTGACCCGGTGGCCCAGGCTAACGCCGGGGCCGACGTTTACGCCGAGGACGCCGAGACAATCTGCGCGACCCAGGGGTCCAAGCTGGCCGTCGGCAAGCTCCTCAAAGTGACTTCCGAGGGGGTGTTCATTTACATCCCGTAAGCCGGCGCTTCTATCGGCGGAGAGACAAGTAAGAGTAACCGTAAAAAGGAGGATACAATGGGCGGAATTTTAGACAGTGCAGAGCTCCAGGCCGCGTCCTATACATACCGGGCGCTGTTCAAGGAAAGGCTGGCGGAGCTGCCCCAGCTCTACAAAAAGCTGGCCACGATCATCGAAAACCCCGACTCGGCGGCGACCAAGCTGGACTGGCTCGCCGATATTTCCGAGATGAAGGAGTGGCTCGGCGACCGGCAGATCGAAAAGCTGAGGGCTTTCGATTATTCAATCACCCACAAGGACTGGGAAAACACTATCCAGGTCCACAAGCGCGACCTCAAGCGCGACAGGGTCGGGATAGTAAAACCCCGCATCAACGCGATGGCGGAGAGCTATATCGACCACCTCCAGGGCATGGTTAACACCCTGGTCACCGGGATGTTTTCCACCGCCTGTTACGACGGGCAGTACCTCATCGACACCGACCACCCGCTCGAGGACGGGTCCACCCAGTCGAACAAGCTCACCGCGGCCCTGAGCGACTCGTCTTTCAAAGATGCCATCGAGGTGATGGCCTCGCTCAAGACCTACAAGGGGCTGACCGTTCACCAAACCCTGAGCGGGCTCTTGCTCCTTATCGGCCCCAGCAACATGGCCACGGCCCACAAGATCGTCGGGAATAAGGGCGCCGGCCAGGCCCTTACCGGGTACGAGGGGATGGCGGAGCCGGTGGTCTGCCCGGTCCTGGTCGGAAGTCATGCAACCAAATGGGCGCTGGTCCGCCCCCGCTTCGGTCTGATGCCGTTCATCATCTCCCGGGAACAGGACGTTGAGTCGGCCCAGGATCTCCTGTTCATGCGGCCGTATTATCTCTTCGGGGTCGACTCCAGCGACAACGCCGGCTACGGCCTCTACGAGGTGATCGTCGGGTCTACCGGCGAGGGAGTGTAAGAGGATACCAATCCGCTAGAGAGCGATTGAGTGTCTCTCCCCCTGCCCTCTCCTCCGGGGGAGGGCAGGGGTGAGAGGGAAGAAAAAGGAACCTGCCAAGGAGGAAACGATGAAAAAGATCAAGGCATTTTTAATTACCGCCCTGGCGCTGGCGTTCTGGTTTGTGCTGGCCCAGCCGGCCCTTGCCGGGGGGCTCGCTGACAACCCCTCGGACGACGCGCTTTATGTGTTGGGGAGCGCGACTGCCGGCGAGACATTGGTAAACGGCACCGCCGAGTATTCGAGCGCGGTCAATGTCCAGGGCCTGGGCGGGCCCCTGGGGATATGGGTGCAGGCCTCCGGGACCACCCCCGTGGTGAAAATCGCCTACCAGGTATCCACGGCGCGGTCCAACTCGGTTGCCGCCTTCGGATATCCCGAGGGGTCGTCCTGGGTGGTGGAAACCCTGAACGATACCAACGTCCATCAGATCGTTAAGAACGTCGACAACCTGGGGTGGCTCCGGTTTGCCGTGTTCCCGATCTCCGGGACCAGCCCGAAAGTTACCCTTAAAGTTTATCGGCCCACGGTTGACTCCGGTCCCGGCCAGCTTACGTATCCTCTTTCGACTACGGCATGCGCAGACGGTGCGATTGCCTCCAGAGGAGGGAAGCTCATTGCCGGGGCCGTATTGACCCGGGTGGTGGATTCCGGCACCGACACCACGGTCAAGGTCGTGGACGGCACGGACGCGACCGGGACCCAGTACATTTATCTCGGCCTTCAGGCCACGGAGGGGTCTGTGTCGGTGATGTTCCCCCGGCCGATCGAGTTTGCCACGGGGATATTTGCGGACTTCGACGTGGACACCGGGGAGGCGTGTATCCAGCTCTACGAGGTGAAGTGATGTCCAGGAAAGACGACGAAAAAGACAAGCAGAAGGGCACCGACCAGGCCATTCTCCGGGTAACCTACCTCAAGAAGGACGGGAAAAGCTTCTGGCGGGGGGGCATCGAGCACCAGGGCGAGAAATACTACGACCCCCGGGTTTTCACCAAGGACCAGATCACGGCCATCCGCGAGGAAGGAAAGCTCGGCCAGGCCCTGGCGGTCGATATTGTCGGCCGCGGGGATGTGGAAAAAGCCGGTCTGCCGATCATTGAGTCCCTGGAGACAGAGCCCCGGCAGGAAGGGCAGTAATCCGCGGACGGAGCCCGGGCTCTTTTAAGCGATCGCGACCTGATGGGATGGGTGGTAGCAGCCAAACAGGGAAAAGGCTTTTAAACGCGAATTTCGAGCTCAACGCAGGAAAATCAAACAGCCGTTTGAAAACAAGCAGCCGGGTCCCAGAAAGTCCCGGCTGTTTTTACCTTGAGGAGAAAACATGGCTTATTGCACTCAGGAGGATATAGTCGCCCGAATCGGGATGTCCGAGCTGGTGGGCCTGGCCGATGATGACGGCGACGGCCTGCCCGATTCCAGCAAAGTCGTCCAGGCGATCGCGGACGCGGACGCCGTGATTGATTCTTTCCTCTCCAACCGCTACTCGACCCCGCTCTCAGCTCCCCCCGCGGTAGTCAAGGCTCTCTCAATCACCATCGCCATTTACAACCTGGCCAAAAACCCGCCCCGGCGGCCCACCGAGGGGCAAAAGGAAGACTACGAGAGCGCGCTCAAAGCCCTCCAGCGGGTCCATGACCGCAAGCAGGACCTCCCGGGGATTAGCGAAAAGACCGGGGTGGACGACAAGGTTAACGTGGGTGTCACCGACGGCCAGGAAAGGGTCTTCGACCGGGGGACCCTGGAGGACTTTTAGTGTCCGGATACAGCGTCACGCTCCACAAAGACAAGGCTTTCCAGCGGGCCATGCGAAGGGCCGGGGCCCGGATGGGGGACCTCACCGTGCCATTTAAAGAGGGCGGCGCCCACATGCTGGCCTCGGTGGCCGAGAATTTCCGCCGCGAGGGCCGGCCGGAAAAGTGGGCCCCGCTGGCCCCCGAGACCCTGGCCGAGAAACAAAAGCGCAAGCACGACAAGATCCTGGTCCGGTCCGGCGGGCTCAAGTCCTCGGTGACGTTCAAGGCCCTCCGGGACGCTCTCCAGATCGGCACCAACAAGGTCTACGGCCGGATCCAGCAGCTCGGCCGGGGCCGTCTCGGGCGCGGGCCCAGGGTCGGCCGGCCTTATTTGATGTTCCAGGAGGAGGACGTGGAACTGGTGAAAGACGCGCTAATGAATTACGTCCTGGGAGGCTGATTGAATTACACCGACGAACAGCTCATTGACGCGGTGGTCGAGCAGCTCCGGGGCAGCCGCCTCCCCGACCTGTTCCCGGGGATAACAATCAAGGAATATCACGGCGAATTCCTGGACGAGGAGCTTTACCAGGAAGACATGAAAAAGCTCCCCGCCTGCCTGGTGTTTGTCCGCGATGACGAATACACCGAGCTCGACGCCGGCTTTAACAGCTTTGACGTGGAGACGTTTATTTGCGTCATCATGGGGCACCGCCACGCCGCCGGGCTTACCGCTACCGCCCGCGGCCGGGACGGGGGCGCCGGGATCTTTGACATGGCCCGGGAGGTCCGCCGCTGCCTGGCGGGGAACGACCTTAACCTGGACATCAACCCGCTTGTCCCCAAGCGGAGATCGGCGCTGGTCTCGACTAAAGAAGGGACGATTCATTATTTCGATTTTCGTTTTGTCCACGACTATGACCGAACGACGGAGGCATAAACGAGAGAACAAGTTTCGAGTTCCGAGTTTACAGTTTGCAGTTAACCAGAAACCAGAAACTAAAAACTAGAAACTGAAAATAATCCGGGAGGCGAACATGAAAGAAAAAACCGTCACGCTCAAAGTTAAAGACGGCCTGGGGACGGTGGGCGTCCATACCACCGGCTACGACCGGGAGTTCGAGCCCGGCCGGACCCACGAGGCCACCGAGCAGGAATACGACCTTTACCTGAAACACGTGGAGAGTCTGGAGACCGTGTCGGAGGGCGAGAAGGGAAAGGCGGGGGCAAAATCCGCAATCCGCAATCGCCAATCCGCAATCACTGAGGAGGATTAGTCATGTCTGAATGGTTTAGTCAAATACAGCGGGCTTTTTCGACCAAGAAGCAGAGCGCCTGGGGGACCGCCCTGGTCAACGGCTCGATGACCGAGGCTTTTCCCTTCAAGGGCGAGGCGGTGGCCGTGCCCGGGGTGGCCCTGATCGGCGACGACGAGGAGACCGGCCGGGGGCACGAGTGGCCGACCGACTCCGTGGTCGCGCGGCTGGAGTCGAGCCTCAACTTGAGCTACGACCTCTCCACCGAGGCGGCCGGCTATCTCTTGGCTTTCGCGATGGGGGCCTGCTCCAGCGCCCAGCAGGGCGGGACGGCGGCCTACAAGCACGACTTCACCCTCCTGGCCCCGGCCACGGCCGACCAGCTCCCCTACACCACGATCGTCGAGAAGCTGACCAGCGGGATCAAAAAGAAATACTCCGACATGGTGGTGGACTCGGTCCGGATCTCCGGCGAGCGGCTCCGGGAAAGAGGCCACCAGCGACCTCACCATGCCCGCCGCCACCGCGATGAACTTCCTCCCCTGGGGAGGGGTCTCGTTCAAGTACGGGACCCGGGACTCCGAGACCGAGGTCAAGACCCGCCTGACCCAGTTTGACTTCGCCATCCGCAACAACCACCTCCGGGACCTGGGCTACCAGGCCGGGGGCGGGACGGAGCGGGCCCAGCTCCTTTTCGGCAAGCGGGGATTCGACTTCAGCTTCACCCTCCTGGCCGACAACACCTCCACCATCCGGGACGACTGGCGGGCGGGCACGGAGAAAAGCGTTTTGATCGAGATCACCGGGGCCCTGATCGCCTCCACCTACTACCACAAGCTCTACATCGACATCCCCAATTTCATCATCACCAGCCTGGAGCACGTCAAGGTCGAGGCCCGGAACGCCTGGCGGATCACCGGCAAACTCCACTACCACAGCGGGACATCGAAGATCCTCTCCGCCTACGTCATCAACACCGAGACGGCGTACCTGGGGACGGAAGCCTAAGTTTAGTTTCTAGTTTTTAGTTTCTGGTTTCTAGCTAACTGCAAGCTCGAAACTGGAGACCAGAAACATCACCGGAGGTGATTATGTACCCATTAGACCGAGGCCTGATCCGAGTCAAGCTGGTTGACGAGACGATCACCCCCCCGACGGAGGTGGTCCACGCTTTTCGCGAGCCCACCCCGGCCGAGTGGCTCAAGTACACCCGGGAGTCGGCCCGCCTGCGCCCGGTTAAGGGGGAGAACAAGGACGAGCTGTTATTCGAGGCCCCCGGCAACGTCCAGGCTATGATGGACCTCTGGGAGGCGCTGATCGTGGAGGTGGAGGGCTACGGCCAGGGCGGGGAAGCAGTCAGCCTGACCGATGAGATCAAGGGCAAGATCCCGCCCCGGCACCGCCTGGCCGCGGCCCAGCGGCTGGACCGGGTCCGGACCCGGATCGAGGGGGACGACCGAAAAAACTCCCCGCCGCCCTCCGGGTCCTGAAGAGGATCAAGTCGGAGGGCGGGTGCCCGCCCGACCGGGGGAGCTGTCCCCGGCGGGACGCGACAACCGGATGTGACACATGTCCGCTGAATCTGCCGGAAGAAACAGACCTGAAATGGATCGAGCACCTGGCCGGGATCCGCGAGCTCCAGGCCGCCGGCTGCCGGTTCGCCCCGGACGATCTCACCGTCCGGGAGTGGAAGGCCCTGCTCACCTTCGAGCAGGCGGCGGTCAAGATGCAGGAGGAGGATCTTCCCCGCGACACCCTCTCCCCTGGCGGGAGAGGGCGGGGGTGAGAGGGAAAAAATAAATGGTGGCTAAAAGCAAATACGACGTTGAGCTCCGGCTGACCGGGAAGGACCAGGCCTCCGGGGCGCTCCGGTCCGCCGACTCCTCCATGAACAAGCTGGGGAGCACGGTCAAGCGCGTGGGCGCCATGCTCGGGGCGTATTTCGGCACCCGGGCCCTGATCAACTTCGCCCGGAGCTCGATGGAGGCGGCCCAGGTCCAGGAGGACGCCGAGAACCGCCTGGCCACCGCCCTGAAGGACACCAACAAGTACACCCGGGAAAACCTGGAGCTGTTGAAAGAGCAGGCCTCGGCCATGCAGAGGGTCTCGCGCTACGGCGACGAGCAGGTGATGGCCGCCCAGCAGGTGCTCCTGGGCCACGAGATGGACGTGGAGGTGATGGAGAAGGCGACCCGGGCCACGCTCAACCTGGCGGCGGCGAAAAAGATGGACCTGGCCGCGGCCGCCGAGCTGGTAGGCCGGGCCTTTGAGGGCGAGACATCCACCCTCAGCCGCTACGGGATCATTATCGAAGAGGGCCTGGAAGGGACAGAGAAGTTCGACGCCGTCATGGAAAAGATCCAGAGCCGCTTCGGCACCGCCGCCCAGGCCGACATCAACTCCTACGCCGGCCGGGTGGAACAGCTCTCCAACGCCTGGGGGGACGTGAAGGAAAAGCTCGGGGACACGGTGACCAAGTCAAGCGAGGTCAACGCGGCCATCGTCGCCCTGACGGAGCTTTTTCAGGGCAAGCTCAGCTTAGCCGGGAAGGATTTTGAGGACACCCGGGCTTTTATTGGCGAAGGAATAAACACTCTGATTACGGGGACAGGCGAGCTGATTAAGCTCATCCCCGGATTCGCCACGGCCTGGCACAGTACCGCCGCAGCGGCGATCAAACCGATAAAGTTTCTAATCGACCTCTATAACAAGCTAAAAGGGGACGCGCCATATAAAGAATCGGCTCAGGAACTGGCCCAAACACTGGCCGCCTGGTCGGAAGACCACGAGCAGAGGGCGCAGGGGGCCTTTAACACCTGGAACAAGGTGGACGAGGCTAAAGTGAACGTCTTAAAGCGGGTATTCGAGCTCTCCGAAGAGATGAAAAACGCCCAGGACGAGGGCGAAAAATCGACCCAGGCGGCCAAAAAAGGCGTCGAGGAGGTGGGCGAGGCCCTGGACGCCATCGGGCCGAAGATCGGGCTCTACGGGCTCGACTGGAAATATACCTTCGAGTGCCAGGAGGACCTGGCCCGCAGGACCGCCCAGAACATGGAGCGGGGCTTTTCCGACTTTTTTTTCACCGTGATGAAGGGCGAGTTTGACTCGCTGGAGCAGGTGGCCCAGAGCTTCTATAACTCGATGCTCCGGATGCTGGCGGACCTGGCGGCGCGGTACGTCATGTACCAGGTATCCCCCGCGATGTTCGGCACCGCGCCCGGGGCGGGAGGCGGGGTGGCCGGGTCCACCGCCAGCGCATACGCCCCGACTCAGCCGATGGCCGCGGTCGCTTCGGCCCGGCCGGTGGATATCCACGTCTCGATCGACCCGCAGATGTTCGGCTCGTCCATGAGCCCCGAGCAGGTGACCGCGATCGTGGCCAGCGACATCCAGCGCGACGGCCGGGTCAGGAAAACCATCCGGAGGTATATCTGATGGCGATGGGCCTCCCGATCCTCTCGGTCAGCTCCCATTACCCCCGCCGGCGGGCGGTGGAGTTCTCCACAATCAAATCGGAGTTTGAGTCCGGCGTGGCCCGGACCCGGGCGGGCTGGACCCGGGAGCGGGCCCGGTTTGTCCTCAACTGGCGCTCGATCCGCAACACCGACGCAGCCACCCTCTGGGCCTTTTACGAAGGCCGGAAAGGCGCGGCCCTGCTCTTTTACTTTCAGGACTACCGCGACTACCAGGTGGCCGACGAGGCGGTGGGAACCGGGGACGGAAGCCAGACCGCCTTTCAGCTGGACAAGAAATTCATAGTGGAAGGGAGCGAAACGGTGAAGGTCGGCGGCGTCACCAAGACCCGCGGCGTGGACTATACCATCAATAACGACACCGGCGTCGTGACGTTCGGCGCGGCACCCGGAGAGAGCGTGGCCGTGACGGCCAGCTACGAGTTTTATTACCGCTGTTCCTTCGAGCAGGACAGCCTGACCGAGGAGGAGTTCATGCACCAGTTTTATAACGAGGGGCTCTCGCTGGTGGAGCGGTTTGTGTAACGGAAAACGATGAAATCCTTAACCTCCAATCTCATCGCGGCCAAGAACGCCCTGGCCGGCGGCGCCCCCTGGATCTGGCTGGTCAAGCTGGATATCTACTTCGCCGGCTCGCTCCAGGACACCTACTACTGGACCTCCTGCGACGTGGACGTGGAGTGGGACAACCAGACCTGGGAGGCCTTTCCCCTGGCGGTCAGCCTGCCCGAAGAGTCCGAGGGCGGCGGAGCCCCCCAGGGCGAGCTGGCCCTGGGGAACGCGGACCGGGCCGTCCAGGCCCTCCTGGACGCCTACGGGGGGCTGGTACAGGGGAGCAAGGTCACTCTCTGCCTGGTCAACCACGATTACCTCTCCAACACCGCGGACAAACTGGAGTTCGGCTTCGAGGTGCTGGAGGCTTTCGAGTCAGCCCCGGTGGTCCGCCTGGCCCTGGGCTCCCCGGCCGACATCCAGGACATTTATTTTCCCGGCCGGAAGCTCCTCCCCGACTACTGCCAGTGGCGCTACAAGGAGGACGGCTGTTACGAGGGCGACTCCATGCCCTCGGGCTTCGCTCACGACGACGAGGACTGCGACAAGACTCTGGCCGGGGCCAAGGGCTGTAACTACCACAACAACGCCGCCCGGTTCGGGGCTTTCCCCGGGTGCAAGGCGGGGGCCGACTGATGGGTTTTAACCCTCACCCCCCCTCTCTCCCCCGCGGGCCGTTTCAGTTCGGCGCCACCCTGGGCGGGATGTACCTGGGCTCGATGGTGGGAGGGCCGCTGGGGGCGGTGGTCGGGGCCGCGGTGGTCGGGACCGCCTTCAACCTGCTCTGGCCCCTGGAAGCGGACCTGGAGACGCCGGATTCCTCCACCTATGCCTGGGGCGGTTATCAAAACCAGATGCGCCCCGGGGGCCCGGTCCCGATAGTCTACGGCAAGCACAAGATCGCCCCGCCGGTGGCGGGCTCGGTTGTGACCTACCGGCTGGAAGCGGACGGGGCCTATTTCAAAATCCCCGACCATGCCGACCTGGAGCTGGTCCTGGCCTCCTCCGAGGGGCCGGTCCAGTCTCTCTCCGCAATCAAGCTGGACAGGAACGCGATAGACGGCGACCCGGACATCCTCTCCACGGTCAGCCTGGGGGAGTGCTCACCGGCCGAGGACTACACCTTTCCCCGGGCCCGGACCCAGGTGGTCAAGAGCCTGGACATCTCGGACGGGGAGACCAAGTCCTTCACCACCGACGGGGACGTGGACCGGCTCTGGTTTAACTTCAGCGTGGAAAAGCTCTACCGGGCCGCCAACCAGGGCCTGCTCAGCTCCACGGTGCACATCCAGTGGCGCTACCGGATCAACCCGGCCGGGGACTGGTCCGAGTGGCAGGAGAAGATGATCCGCGACACCCGAACCGGGAAGGCCTATTTCGGCTTTGCCGCCTTTGAAGGCGAGGACCTGGACACCTACGACATTGAGCTGAAGCTGGAATACCAGACCAACGACGACGTCGTCCTGGTTTTGGAAAGCACGGTGGAGCAGAACAGCGAGATATTCAAGTTTCCCTATACCGCCTGGGCCCGGGTCTACCGGATCCCGGTGGAGAAACTGCGGGGCGGGATCCCCACGGTCACCTGCGAGATCGAGGGGCGCAAGCTCCGCTCCTGGGACGGGGAGTCCATGCAGGCGGAGGCGTACAGCAACAACCCGGCCTGGATCGTCCTGGACATGCTGACCAACAAGCGCTACGGGGGCGGGAACCAGATCTCCGACGACGACATAGACCTGGACAACTTTAAGGCCTTCGCCGACTACTGCGACACCCAGGTGGACGGTGAGAACCTCCACGAGATCAACTGCGTGGCTGACTTCCGCTCCCGGGCCCGGGACCTGGTAGACAAGGTCCTCTCCACCTGCCGGGCCTCCCTGGACGACTCCTCCGGCAAGTACCGGATAATCTGGGACCGGGCCCAGGACCCGGCCGCGGTCTTCAGCATGGGAAACATCATCAAGGGGTCGTACTCGGGGCATTGGTTTTCCCGCCGGGACCGCTACAACACCCTAGAGATCTACTACATGAACGAGGACGACGACTGGGAGCGGAACGTGATCAACCTCCAGGTCGGCGACCTCTACGGCTCGGCCCCGGTGGAGCCGGAGCGCAAGCTCTCGGTGGAGCTCTTCGGGTGTACCCGCTACACCCAGGCGGCCCGGGAGGCCAACTACAACCTGCGCAAGATGGCCCTGATCAACCGGGCGATCGAGTTCACCGCCGACATCGAGGGCCTGGGCCTCCAGCGCGGGGACGTGATCGCCTTTCAGCACGACGTCCCCACCGGCTGGGGCTGGGGCGGGCGGATATCCTCCAAACTCTCGCCCGACCGGGCGGTCCTGGACCAGGAGGTGACCCTGGCCGAGGGCAAGAGCTACAAGATCGTTATCTGGCTGGACGACAACACCGTGGCCGAGGCCGATGTGCAAAACTCCGCCGGGGCCACGGACGAGATAAAGTTCGACACGGAGGACATCGCCTTTGCCGCCTTTTCAACCGGCCAGCCTTACATTATCTACGAGACCAGCGCGGGGGAGCTGAAAGAGTTCCGGGTGGCGGAGATCACCCCGGCCGAGGGGCATTTCCGCCGGATCCGGGCCCTGGCCTACGACGAGGACGTGTACAGCGAGGCCACGATCGAGGCCCCGACCAGCACGGCCGCCGAGCCGCCGCCCTCCCCGATCGCCGCGCCCCCGGCGGTGACCGACCTGACCCTGACCGAGAATCCGGAGCGGATGGGTTCGATCCTGGTGACCTGGGCGGCCGACTCCGACTACCTCTATTACGACCATTTCCAGGTCCTTGTCAGCAAGACCGGGACATACTTTATCCAGTACGCCGACGTGGGGGGGTGCTCCTGCGCGATCCACCCGGTGGACCCAGGGTCGAAGTGGTGGGTCCGGGTGATCGCCTGGAATAAGCAGGGCCGGAGCTCCTCGGCCGTGACCGGCTCGATCGAGTTCACCGGGCAGATCTACTGGTCCCCGGCGGACGTGACCGGCCTGGAGCTTTTCGGCCAGGGGCACGGGACCGAGTTCATGGGGCGGGACGCCAAGTTCCGCTGGACCCAGACCTGCGTGGGGAAGGGGGCGGACTTTGAGCCCGCCGACGAGGAGATCTGCGGCTCCGGCCAGGGCTACCAAGCGGAATATTTCGACGGCTACATCGTGGTGATCGAGAGCCTGGACGCCGATTCCAACTGGGTGGAGCGGCGGCGCGAGCACGTCTACGAGAACAGGTACGTCTACACCTGGGAGAAAAACTACGAGGACCACGGGGGATCTCCGAAAAACCAGTTCCGGATCTCGGTCTGGGAGATATCCAAGCAGGCGGTCATGTCCGTCAACCCGGCGGTCCTAACCGTCTCCAACCCCGCGCCCTCCCGGCCCTCCGGGGTGACCGTGTTCGAGTCGCTCAAGGGGATAATGCTGGTCTGGGACCGCAACCCCGAGGCCGACGTGGCCGACGCCGGGGCCTACCGGGTCTGGGCCAGCCAGACCCCGAGCTTCGAGCCCTCAAACGACAGTTTGATTTACGACGGCCCCGCCAACCTGATCGAGAAGAAGTGCGGGACCAACGAGACCTGGTACTTCCGGGTCGCGGCGGTGGACAGCTTCGGCACCGAGTCCGAGCGGACCGACGAGTACAGCGGGACCAGCTCCTTTATCCAGAGCTTCGACCTGGCCTTCGACGCGGTCGGGGACGAGGCGGCGATCAATATGCTCCGGTTCAGCGATTTTGAGGCCGACGACGCCCTCGACTATTGGGACGCCCACCAGTGCACCCGGGCGCGGGAAAACGGCGAGGGGGTCTCGGGCTACGCGCTCGAGATCACCAAGAGCCTGGGAGCCGGGAACGAGGCTTATATCTACACCCCCTCGGCCAAGCGGTTCGCCGCCCTGGCGGGGGAGAAATTTGTCGGGTCGCTCTATGTCAAGTCGTCCGACGGGGTGGACTGCTACCTGTTTCTGGAGGCCTACAACTCGGGCGGGAGCTTTATCAGCGCCTTTGCCAGCGACAGCGTCACCGCCTCCTCCAGCTACGCCCGGCTCAGCGCCACCGGCACGGCCCCGGCCGGGACCGCCACCATCCGGATCCGCGTGGCCTTCGACTCGGACGAGGACGCCAGCTCGGTCATGTACCTCGACCGGGTCATGCTCCACCGGGGCGAGAAGCTCCGGGGATGGGTGGCGCACCCCCGGGAGTTCATCGAGCTGGGGCTCTACCTGCTCCAGCACGCCGAGCTGGGCGACGACGCGGTGGACACCAACAACGTCGCGGCCCTGGCCATCACCACCACCGAGATAGACGACGACGCCATTTCCACCCCCAAGCTCCAGGCCAACTCGGTCACCGCCGCGATCGTCTACTCCGGGGTGACCATGTCCCTCCGGATCGCCGCCAGCAACCTACGGACCGACACCGCGGTAATCACCCAGGCCGCGCAGATAGCTAACCTGATCGTGTCCCCCGGCAAGCTCACGGTCTCCCAAATGGAAAACCTGATCTCGGGGTCTGGCTTTTATTTTGTTGAGTCTCCAGGAGAGAATCCTATAATTCCGTGTTGGGCTGTAACCGGCGTCTCCGGCCTGGAAATTCACCAATTCAGTTTTGGTGGCCCGGTCTCGGGCGGAGGGATCAGGTACACAACAACCAGAACAGATGCCACTGGTATCTTGATGAGTGACGAATTTAGGGTAAAAAACAAGGACACGCTCAGCATTTCGGTTTACGCCCGGACAAACAACATCTCTGGCTCTAGCAAGTCATCCATGTACATAAAGTGGTACGATGCCTCCCACTCGTATATAGGTTCTTCGTCTGCGGCTGAGATAAGTGGTGACAGTGGCTGGGTCTGGCTAAAAGTCGAGAATATCCCAGTCCACGGTGGCGCTTATTATGCCAGGTTGACCCTGGTCTGTGGAAAATGGGACGGACTCCAGGATGGAGGACACACAGAATTTGACGCCCCGGCTGTGGTCAGCGGTGAGCAGGCCGCAAGCGAAGCATGGCAGGCCCTGGGATTGACAGAAGTCGAAGGCAGGCTCCTGACCACCGGCCGGGTCCAGTCCACCGACAAGAAAACTTATTTCGACCTGGACGACCAGCGGCTGGTCATGGTGGACACCTCATGAGTCATTTATATTCGTCAATCCGCAATCCGCAATGCCTCTTGACGCGGAGGCCAAGAGCCGCTTTAGTAGCAATCGTAGTGGCCGGGCTTGCCCGGCATACAACGGCCTCAGATTTCCCCCCACGAAAAATTCCCGGCCGGCTGGTTCCCGGCCGCAGGAGGGTGACTCAATGTGGCAGAGGACTTTTTTCGTGGGGAGCAAATCGCGTCATTCCCGACCTGATCGGGAATCCAGTCTCGGGCTTAGGTTTTTACTTAACCGCAGCCTTGTTTTTCTTTTCCTTTTCCTGGTCTCCTGCGGCCAGGTCCCGCTCCAGTACACCTTCGACCTTCCCAACCCAGAGATTGAGGAATGCGGCGGCCAGGATTGCCTGGCTGGCGACGATTTCGAGATCCTCTATGATTCGGCGACAATGGCAAACCGCTTATTAATAGGCAAAGACTCCGGCGGTAATTACAAGGTCCGGCTGACCAAGTCGGGCTATAACGCCATCACCGACTCCGACGACACGCATTATATATTTAATTCTGACCGGAATGTATTCAAAATCGCGCAGACCGGAACGTTTAGCAAGACGATCGGCGAGGGCTTCAACTGGGGCATTCACACGATAACCCACAACCTGGGCTATCAGCCGATGGTTCTTTTTGCCTGGCGGCGGTCAGACATGTCTCTTGAGTACAACACTCCATTTTTTACATCTATCAATAAATGGGCCGCCGACGAGGAGGACGGCTCGCCCGACTTCCAGTTCTTGGCCATAACTGCTCTGCTTAACATCTACCACTCTTCTGTCAACCAGACGACTTTCTATATTGAGCAAAGCGAAGACGCGCCGGAAGGCGGGACGACGTATTACTTCCGGTATTATTTTTGCGTTGAAACGGCAGATTCTTGATAATGCAAACCCTGGTAATAAAGGACGGCCTTGATCTCTGGACGATTGAGGAGTATAACCCGGCCCTTCACCCGGCGGTCGACCTCAACGACGAGAACGCCTACACGCCATCTGCACCGGGGGCCGCAGTTGTCTTGGTATGTCACGAATTCCGCGCCAGCCGCCACAAACTGCTGTTTGATTCTCACGGTAATTACACTGGCTTCCGCGATACCCGCACCGGGGAGCTCGTTGAAGGCTTTGACCCGGAAACGGGCGAGACCTCCGAGCTCCCCCTCGCCTTTTTTGCCCGCCCGGAGGAGCGCGACGGTGTCGTCGGCCTCCTCCGGATCTTCGGGCCCCTGGGCGCGGCGGCGGAGTGGAAGGGCAAGGGGCCCCTCCCGCCGGACCATCTGGGGGGCGATCCGGTCCCGCTGAAGGATCGGGACCCGGATGAGGGGATCCCGCTCTGGGGCCTGGGGACCGACGGTCTCAGCGGAGGCAAGGTGTCCGTGACCCCGGGCGGCCGGGGCAATCCGCAATCCGCAAGAGGAGCGAACGATGTCCCAATATAAAGCCGGCAACGTCGACCTGACCAACGGCTCCGCCGCCGTAGTGGGGCACGACACCGTATGGACCGCGGCACACGAGGGGAAACCCTTCCGCCGCCGGGGCCTCGGCACCGCCTACATTATCCAGACCGTTACCGACAACACCCACCTCACCCTGTCCACCGTCTACGGGGGTTCCTCGGAAAACGGGGTCAACTACGACATTTTCATGGACTTCACCGCCAACTGCAACTTTAAAGAGGTGGCCAAGGGGGAATACGACGGATTCTGGGCTATGACCGACAACATGCGGAAGATAGATGAGATCCTCCAGAAAGAAGTCCGCTTCTTTATCTCCGGCGACCTCTCGGCCGCCGCGGGTCAGGGAGGGGTCTGGGTGGCCAACTTCTCGGGCGTGATCAAAAAGTGCATCGCTTATATAAAGGATACCGGCTCCTCCGGGAGCACTATCATTGACGTCAATATCGCCGGGACATCAATTTTTGCCACGAGGCCCGAGATCCCCTACAGCTGGGCCGAATGCCCCATGGACACCGGCACGATTGATACCGACCACGACGATTTCGCCGAGGGGGACGTGATCACCGTGGACATAGACCAGATAGCCGGCGGCACCCCCGACAACCTGACCGTGATTCTGTTTCTGGGGAAATGATCAACATCAGTAATCTCCGGATAGACCCCGACCTGGAGGCCCGCCGTCCCGCCGGCCTGGCCGCCTGGGATTTTTTTCACCCGACCAACCCCCGCCGGCGGATCCGGATCGTCCGCAGGAAGGACCCCGTTTATTCGACCCGGGAGATTGTGGTGGCGGCCGAGACGGTTAAGCTGGGCGGGATCGGCCTTACGCCACTGACCAAAGCGGCCCCGGTCGCGAGCCTGGCCGAGGGGAGGGTGACTTACCCGGGGGCCTGGACGGACTCAGATGTCGAGCTCAAACGGTCGTTTGACCAGGCCAAGGGCTCTATCCTTATTAATAGCACTAAATGCCCGGCCTCGTTTGATTTCCGGGTGTCTCTACCCCCGGGATGCCGCCTGGAGGGCAGCCGGATCGTGGACGGCGACGGCAACCTCCGCGCTTGGATTCCCGGCGCCTGGATGGCCGAGTTCTCCCCGGTGGTAGCCCCCGAGGGAGGGGTAGCCCCCGAGTTTTACTCGGGGGAAGACGACATCGGCCAGGTCGCCTTTGAGCAAATCGGGGAAACCGTAGTTAGATTTATCCCGGATCGGGCCTGGCTAGAGGACAAAAACAGAAAATTCCCCGTGATCCTCGATCCCTCGGTAACTCGGCAGGGTGCGAGTTATATTGAGGACGCGTATGGGTCTGGTTATTTTTCTAATCCACCTAAAAATTTTGGAGGGAGAGTTCTTTTTTATGTGGGCAATCATGGTGGCAATATTTGCCGGGCGTGGCTGAGGCTGGACTCTTCGGCTATCCCGGACGGAGAAATAACACTGTTTCAATTGGGTGCGTATTGTCTGGGTTTTGTTACCGGTTCGGTGGCGATTCTTATACTGTATCAGATCAAACCCGCTAACGATTGGGTAGAAGGGACCGCAGATGGTACAATACAAGCCGGATCGTCGTGCTGGAATTATGCTAAGTATGATACCCAGCCCTGGGCAGGGTCTGCTGGGTGTGGAACGTCTGGTACTGATTATTTTGCCTGGGAAGCAGGAGATCCCGAGACGATTGTTGACGCTACTGGCGCATGGTTTGATTGGGATATTCCTACGGATTGGGCCGATGCCCGCAAGGCCGGGGAAGACGAGGGGATTTTAATGGTCAGCAACAGCGAAGGGACGCTGACCAAACCGAAGTTTTCCTCCACCGAATACACCACCGACCCCGATCTCCAGCCATATTTTTATATTGAGTATGAGCCGGAGGCCGCCACCGGCTCCGGGCGCCGCCGCAGGATGGTTCAACACCGGAGGATTCAATGCTGAGAAAAAAACAGGCGACCGCGGACGTGATCCTCTCCCTGCCGCTACTAAGAAACGATGGGACACAGGCGTCCGGTTTGACCCTGGGAACGCTGTCAACAAAGATTATCAAGCCCGACGGCACGGCTTTATCGGGCTATACTGAGGCGACGTTCACGGAGCCCGGCGGCGACGGTGTTTATGTCTGCAAATTCCCGGCCGGGGCGGAAACGAAGGCTTTTAATCAGGAGGATCAAGCCAATCCCTACGTCGTCACCCTGGACAGCTCCACCGAGGATGTGGAGCCCACCACCGTCGAGGTCTGGATCGCCTCTCAATATCCCTGGGCGTCGGGCCTGGAGACTACGCTGACGGCAATCAAGGGGAGCGGTTGGTCGGATGAAACGCTGGTGGATATCCGGGCCGCGATCGCGGCCCTCGTGCCCCCGGCGTACAGCGAGCTGATCCTGGTCCAGAACCAGGAGATCGTCCTCTCGGGGCAAACCGGGCCGTTCAAGATCAAGAAAAATGACCGCCTACCGGCGTTGACCATCCAGCTCCTAAACGGCGGGGACAACAGCGCGATCGACCTGACCGAGGCCTCGTCGGTCAAGGTCTACATGAAAAACAAGTCCACCGGCACGCTCAAGATCAACGGCTCCAGCGCCACTGTCACCGACGCCGCCAACGGCCGGGTCAAATACTCCTGGGCCGCTGCGGACACCGACACCGCCGGGAGCTACCTGTTTGAGTTTAAAATCGACTGGGGATCTTCTATTTATCAGACGGTCCCTGCCCAGACGGTCCTGCAAATCGAGGTCGTCGAAGACCTCGCCGGTTAGGAAGGAATGGATATTAAAGGATAGAGGGGAGCACAGCAGAGAGGGCCTCACCCCTCCCCGCCGATCCTGGCGGCAACCAGGACGCGGTGGCTGGGAGGGGTGCTGGGACCCTCCCAGCCTTCCCCTATTAAAAGGAGAAGCGGAGTGGAGGAGTGGTCACCTTGGGAGGTTCATACCCTCCAGACGTCGGTTCGAATCCGGCCTCCGCAACCAAGCTCCACTCCCCAATTTTAGGTTTTCTTTCTTGTGGACAACTCGGAGATTTTATCCCGCCTTTAGCTGTGGATAACTCCCAGGTGCACTTCCCCAGCCGCCCCCGATGAGCTAAAATCTCACCTAATTAAACCGCCGGGATTCAAACGATGGTTTGATTTTTCGGCAAAATGCGACAAGTGTCGTTTTCGGCCCTGCTTTTCGCGTCGCTGCTCATCTTCCCGCCTCTGGCGGGATTCCTTTCAGGAAGCTAAAGTCAAAGGTGACATTTGGATTTACTACCCTGCCCCCGTAAAATCCGGCTAGAAAAAATCCCCCGATAATATACCATCGCACAGTCGCCATATAGAACTGTCGTAGTGTCATCATGTCCTTGTGTCTTAGGGTCTTCAAAAACCCCGCGGGTATTCCTGAGCAGCGACGCGAAAAGCAGGGCCGAAAACGACACTTGTCGCATTTTGCCGAAAAATCAAACCATCGTTTGAATCCCGGCGGTTTAATTAGGTGAGAT